CATCTTTGGCAATAGCTTGCACCTCGGATAAAAACTCATTTAGTTCCTTTGCACCCACCGAGCCACTCGTATCAATGCCAATCACAAGATGACCCACTCGTTCACCTATTAGGCTAGGCATATAGATATCACTAGAGAGATACCTACGATTAACCCGTCGCCACGAACTTGTGTCTTTCGCATTACATGTAGTCTTAACAAACTCACGCAACACATCTCGCCAATCCACCTTGGGTTCAAGCAACTCGGATAGGTCTCGACCCATACCACCACCACCTTTGCCCACAACTTTCTGTTCGGCAATAAGTCCTTGACGAATAGCGGAGTCGATGTCTCGTTCCAATTCTTTCTTGGCTTGCTCGCCTAGTGCTTTCGCACCTTCCCAATCATGCTCATCAAACCCACCACCGCCACCGCCGTCCTCTTCCTCCTCCTCTTTGAGAATGTCGAATACTTGCTTAGCGTTCATACCTCTGAAGCGTTCGTCGATTGCACCTAGTGGCTTACCATTAGCTTGCTTAGGCATGGCAAGTAACAACTCGTCCTTGTCCATATCTACTAGCTGAAGGTTAATCACATAGTCACACGCAAGGTTTGCTAGGTGGTGGTTCTCATCATGCAACTTTCGCCATGTAAACATATGTCGATAGGCTTTGTGCAATGTCTCATGCAACACCACGAATGCCAACTCCTTGTCGTCCAACTTCTGAATGAACTCACGACCATACAACTCATCTCTGCCGTTAGTGCATGCACTTGGTATGTCATCTACTACGCTAGTCTTACCAACAGTCATAAGACCAGACCACAATGCGAACTTAGGGTTACGCATGATTGAGATTTTTACTTTGCTCAACCGACGTTCCTCTTTGTCCTTTACTATTACTTCACTATTACCTAACATTGTTAGTTCTCCTTGTTGTCCATACATCAAAAAAATCTTCCGCTTTATATCCACGCTTAGCTAGTAACCGCCTTGCTTTACGCAAAGCGTTCTTCTGTGCTTGACGAACAGCCTCTCGGGATACCATGCTACCCTTAACACCCCGAGCCATTACAGCAAGTCCTCGTTCTTCTGAACCCAATCAGCAAACTTCGATGAACTGAAAGCAATCTGTTGTTTGGTTGGTGACTTCGCAATGTTGATTGCAAAGCATGCTTGCCACTCGGCTTGGAATCTCTCAATGTATTCCATGAACTTAGGCATGGATTGTTTATCCACCTTAGCGATTGCACCGAACACAATAATTGCACATGCACCTGCTGACTCAGGGACAGTCGCAGTCTTTGGATTAGCGATCACAGATTCCCAAGTAGGAAGCTGATCCGAGAACTCTATGTATGCTTGCATATCCCGACTAGCTGACTCACCCACCGCACCACTCATTGCACATATCAAGCTATCGGCATCTAGTTTTGAACGCACCCTAACAATGTTAGATACTCTTTCTAGACTACGAGGAGACACGAATGCCATCTGCACTTTCTTTGGATTGAAAATGTATGGGTTGTCCGCTTGGCTTGGATCAAGGTAGGAGGCTAGGGCATGAGGGAATTGACGAACCCACGCAATAATCTCAGGGGCAATATTGTTCTCGATTGCCCACGCTATCCATTGGTCTGCATCAGGCTTACTCACATGCAAAGGGATAATACGATTCATACTGTGAGCCTTTAGCGAGTCGCCTACGCCATCACTTGAGAGATTACCTGTTAGGAAAGTAATACTATCGGGGTGCAAACTAATATCACCGAGCCTTGGGTTTGATACCTCAAGCATTGGGTGCAACATGTTCTTGATTGGGTCTGCACCTTTCGTATACTCATCTAACATTGTTATGACAGGTTTACCCAGATGGATTCTAAATCTACTGTTAGGGTAGTAGGCAGTAGTCTTTGTCTCTCGATCAATCACAGGCATTGCAATATCACCCAAGTCCATGTTAGGCACGTCAATGTATGACACCTCATGGTCAGGCAGACTTGCTGATAGCGACTTAAGCAGAGACGATTTGCCGATCCCTGGCTCGCCACGTAAGAAGTAGCGATTCATTGGGGTGGAAAGAATAATGTTTGATGCCTGTGCAAGTGTTACTGTTTTACCAAAATTTAATTCAGCCATGCTTTGTTTCTCCTTGTTAATTAAATTACATCTACTACGCTAGACCTAACATTGTTAGGGTGCTTCACAACTTACTGCTATTAAACTACTCATTCTTATTATTTAATATATACTATATTATAACACAATATATTGGCTAGATCAAGTTTTCTAGCCAAACATTGCGTATATTTGGATACGGGGTAGCACTCTACGAGAAGCTCATCAGGCTCACTTATTGTGCAACCTCTTCCAACCGCCTCTAAAGTATTTCCCGTTGGAATCTTTACGCACGACACCATCGGGTAGCACCTTTTCTATTAGCGTCTCAGAACGATGAAAACCAATAATCAATTCATCAAAAGCCTTCAACGCTTTCTTCTCATGTAGCACATAGCCTTCTGTTTCACTACCATTACCCCACTTGGTTATGCCAAACGAATAAGCCATATGTAAGATAGCCTTGTAGAACGAGTCGTTCTTTGTCTCTTCCTTGGTATCCGTAATCCACCCAAAGAAAGACTTAACCGAGTCTTCCCACCCAGTGCGTTCCTCATGGCTTAGATCGGCAGGTATCTTTGGTCTTGGATACTGACCGCCTACCTCTCCAAACACCCGACACAACTCGCTTTGCGGATAGTCGCTGCCAGCTTTAAGCCTACACATACTACTCAAGTAGGTGGAGAATGGTTTATACCTAGCTCTAACATTGTTAGCCCCCTTGCGGTCAATGGCATGCCCCACCACAGGCACAGGATTGACAGGCTCGTATACCCAATTAGCATTACGCTTTATGGTTAGTCCGCTATCAGGCACGATATAGTCCTTGCCACCAAAACCAACTAAGGTCTTGTAGTTAAAGATCGAACTATGAAGTCCTAGCACCTCGCCAATAAAGTTACAGGTTGATACGCTGTTATACCCATCATGGCGAATGACTACATCTCCGTTCTCGTAGAAGGTTACGACAGGTGTCTTGTAGAGAACGCACTCCACCGCACCTTCAGGATAGAAGTTAATTAAGTAGTGGTCGTTACGACGATGACCCAATGGTCTTGTGTCTATCGCCCTACCACGAATAGGCTTGGTATCTTCCCACAACTTCAACGCAGTAGCGTAGTCGTTTATGAGGGGTATGCCCGAGTTTCTACTATGTCCATACATTTGATTATTCCTCCGTTGTATCTACTTTGTTAGACCTAACATTGTTAGGATTCCCGTGTCGCCCTGCATTACGCTTGGGCTGAGTCAGCAACGCTACTACCACAGGGTTTCTCTTCCTGATTGGTCGATGCTTGGTCTGCTTTGTTTTCTTTAACATCTGTATCTCTCTTTCCTAAAATGTGTTCACCTTCAAAGTCTATGCCTGTATATGGTCGGAAGAAGTCGGTGCATGGGTCATCTCCAAACTGCATCTCCTCGATGTCGTCTGCCTGTTCACCCACCCTACAAAAGTAGCCACTTATACCCTCGATGTCTTGCATGGAATTCCACAACTCGTTCCACGCTTTCACGTCGTCGTAGTCGGGATACCACTTCCAATCCGAGCCATACAAAATAAAGCACCCATCTTTCCACCCAAAAGCATCGGGGGTTTCGGGGTTATGCACAGTCCATACCTCATAGAACCGAGACAACTTAATAAAGCCAATCATCTCCTTGAACTTAGCCCTGTCGTAGTCATACTCATACTTCGGGTCGCCATTCACATCTGTGCGGTTTGGTATCTCTTTCCTTACCTTGTCCACACTAATGCACCCTGCTAACTCTGACCTATATCCCATTACTCGTCCTCCTCAATTAAGTCTGCTTGTTCACAAATAAATATTGGATACTCGGGTCTGACCTCGCAACGCTGATACATATGAAATGCCTCCATCTCAGCCTTTGCAGGGGTTTCTGCCTCAACCTCGACGTATTGCTCTGTGGTCATCAATACATTCCATCTAGGCATCTTTCATCTCCCCTAACATTGTTAGGACTTTGGCTCGCATTGCCTCTTGCCCACGATTGAATCCCTCGCAGAACACCAAGCGGTCATCGTCCGAAAAGATATTGCCATTCTCTTCGTCGAACACATAAAACTCGTCTTGTGCATCTAGTTGAATATCTTCAATTTGCATCGTCTTCTCCTTCTTCGTTGCGTTCATCTTCTAACATTGTTAGGAATCCATCTACTTCATTAGCCACATGGCTAGGAATGTCGGCAACTTTCTCCGTTGTTCCGTCTTCCCACTCCACCTCGACTACCCACGATACGATTCGTTTCATTTGGTTCTCCTTGTAATTTCGTTCTCAATACTGCGAATCAGGTATAGGTCTTTCACACCCACACCTCCTAGTTTTATTTCGGCAATCAACTGCCGTAACTTCTTAATGCTCATCACCTTTAGGTTCACCTTACTCCCCTTGTAATGCGGTTAATTTAGCTTTCATAATTGCAAGAGTCGCCTCGCCACATACATACTTGACGAACTCCTCCTCCGTTTCGATCCCATCTTTATTCACTTCTAGGATCACCTGCCACTCCTTAATCTCGTCTAGCAACTCTGCTATCCGTTGCCCTTTATAGTGTGTTGCCATCAGCAAACTCCTTTATCCATTCGACCCTAACATTGTTAGGTGCTATCCAAATTGCCGTTCTCTTTGAGTCAGGCACTTCAATGGGGTAGTTCAGCAACATATCCCCCTGTGCATCTATCCTGACCAACTTGAAAAATTCAGGCTTATCAGGCTTGCGATACAACTTAATTACCCTCATGCCCACCTCCCATTCTGTGTGCAAACCCTGCTAAGAATCCATCTTGATACCCTTGCTTAAGATGGTGATAGCCCTCCCGATCTTCGATTCTGCCTATGTAGGTGTTGTATCCCTGTGCGTAGGCATGCCCTTTGGTTATTGCTATATCTAGTAGGCTTACGTCTACCTGTTCAAAGGGCTCTGTATCACAATCAAAGTCCTCTTCAAAACTTGGTTCTCTTGGTTCACTCACTTGACTAACCCCCCTTTGTTGTTGATACCCAATAAATCAGACCTATCGAAAATGGCAACGTAATTGCTTTTGTGCATCGGGACAATGGTGAACTTCCTAGCCTTTGCCTCTTTGTCGCCACAAACCAAGCATGTCTGATACCCCAATGCTATGCGTCTAGCATCTACTTCCTCGCCACACTCGCACTCAAAGCCATATAACATTGTTAGATTCTCCTAGCGAAAGAAATACAAAAGCACATGAGCCAACACAAACAGAATTGTGAACACAATTAAAGCAACTGCAAAGATGTCGCTATCCATAAACTTCATACTGATCTCCTTGTTAGACCTAACAATGTTAGGGGGTTGCAAAAAATAAAATGAGGGTGAATTTTTATTCTCATATATATCTTATATTATAACACAATATAATGGCTAAATCAAGTTTTTTGGCTAGAATTGAGCCCTCGTTCCGATTCGGGTTTTGGGGAATTCCCATGGGCTACCACCCTTCTAGGAACTGTCATTTCGGCAAGAGCCGAATGACAAAAAGTCTGACCTAACATTGTTAGGTCGTTTCGAGAAATAAAAAACCCTGCCGTAGCAGGGTTGGTTGGGGTTGGCAGAAATTAGTCTGCGATCATATGCAGGTCAACTCCCATCTCCTGCAATGCCTCACCAATCTTTTGTTGCACCTTGGTGATTTTGGGGGACAGGGACTCCTGTCTGCGATTGAACTTATAGAGGGCTAACAACTCCTCCATATTCCGCAATTCAGGGGAACGATTATGCTTCGCATCTCCCTCTGCCTCTACTTCGCTATCCTCTGCCGTTGCATCAACAACGGGTTTGCCGTAGCGGTTTTCCTTGCCGTAATCACGCACATCTTTCCAAACTTTGGACGGGTTGGAATGCCCGATTTCTTTGAGTCCATCAAAGAACAAAGTCTTTTCCTTGCGGACTGCCTTGCCTTCGTCTGAACTGTCGTTGTGTTGCAACTCGAACCAATCGAACTCGAACTTCAAGTTCAATGCCCCTGCGTATTCCACATTGGCTCCGTAAGTGGAGGCTTGAGCATCAATAGCACCTTGACGCTTTTGGGATACGATTACTTCTACATCTTGATTAGCGATAAATTCCATGTTTAATACTCCTTGTTGGATACTGCCTAACATTGTTAGGTTGGTTGGAGAACCTAACTGACTCCTACTTCTACTTAAACCCCTGCCCATGCTTTCGCATTGGACTCAAATCTAAAAGTCTCACACTCCCAAACACCTTGAAATCTACGGCTCGCTTTATAGACTGTATTACCTGAGAGTGTTGCTACTGCCCAAACAAAACCATCTGTTGCTAAGGAATACTGTGATTGCATCTTTTGCCTTTCCCCTAACATTGTTAGGTCTGTGTTCGTTTTTTCATTTTTTCATACTACAAGTATAGTATAACACAAAATAGGGGATAAATCAAGTATTCTGTCCAAATAATAAAAAATGTAGGAACGGGGGTATAGCAGAGGGAGAACACAATGTAGGAATGTATCGTAAGGAAATTCGGGGGTAATATAAGAAAATGGAGAGGTTTTCTTACAATATTTCTTATAATATGAAAGTGAATAGATATAAGGCTTGGCGGTCTAAAAAGATAATAATATAAGAAAATAAGAAAATTAGAAAAAAAGTATAGCCCCCCCGAGAATCTGCCTTTGCTAATTTAAGGAAAGATTAGCGTAGAAGGCTCTTTCTAGACCTGCTCACTCAATTTTCTGACTTTTCTTATAATACCCCCTAAAACGCTTGCAAGTCCTTGATTCCAAAGGCTTTTGTATTGTAAGATTTTGTTTTTGGTTTTCTTATAATACACGCAAGTCCTTGATTTCAAAGGCTTCTATTATAAGAAAAGTTTTGCAAGAACCCTAACATTGTTAGGGGTGCCCTATGGGCTACCACTCTTCTAAGAACTATCATTTCCGACAAGGTAAAACTTGGAAAAAATTGGGTTAGGACTACCACCCTTCTAAGAACTATCATTTTTGAAAAATGATGGAAACAAAAAAGCCCTAACATTGTTAGGGCAAGGGCAAAAAAAAGCCCGCACTAGGCGGGCTTATGAATACTACGTTAGGCGTTAGTCGCCGATCATACCGATATCGACACCTAACGATTCCAATGCCTTGGCGATATATGCTTGGCACTGCTTGAGTTCGTCACTCAATGAATCTTGGCGACGATTGAACTTAAATAATGCTGTAAGTTCTTCAAGGTTACGCAACTGGGGTGAGCGATTATGCTTGGCGTTGTCGCTACCTTGCTCGCCACCCTCACCCTCGCTACCTTGCTCGCCACCAACTACTGGCTTACCATAGCGATCAGTATGGGCATACTTACGAATGTCGCCCCAAATCTTGTGGGGGTTTGAATGTTGCTCACCCTTTAAGACTTCGTAAAATGCTTCTTTCTCTTTGCGAACTGCTTTACCCTCGTCGCTCGAATCGTTATGCTGTAATTCAAACCAATCAAAGCTCGCCCATTTTTGATTGAGCAAACCAGCATATGCGACCTTAGCGCCGTATGCGCCACGCAAACCCTCAGCAACATTAACACGAGCTTGCTCGATAGCAGTAATTAAATCAGCAACATCAAATACTTGATCCATGATTAAATCCTTTTAAATGGTTAGAAAGAAAATACTAGGTTGATCGTGCACTCGCTAGGGTTATCAGCCCCTAGGTCTAAGCGGTCTCTGCTCGGGTCACGTGGGATTTGATCCCCACCTAGTTCAACCTTTACAGCAATCACAGATTCGATCTGCTTATCGCTATTATAATCATATCTGTAACACAAAATAGAAACAATAAATAGCCACCCCCTAACAATGTTAGGTAGGTAAAAAGCAAGCGACCCCACACCCCCATTTTTATAAAAAGGATTGTTAGTCCACCTATACACACTAATCTACTCAAGAGATACTGCGTTTTATAAAACTCCCTATGCTTACGCCTGGCCTACTAACCCCCCTCCCCCTACTTAAATATCCACAAGCTTTGTTCCACGTGGAACATAGAAACACCCCCCTTACCTTTTTTATTTGCATACCCCCCGGGGGTATATTTTTCAAATATAATTTTCTTGTTCTTAGTCACGTGAGGACAGGGGGAACGTGGGATTTTTTGACCGCTTCACATACTTCATCTAGTACCCATTAGTACCCCACTTTGATATACTGCCCTCGATTCGACACGTGAATCCGGGGTAAGACGGTACAGGTTGAACGTGCACTCGGCACCTAAGACGTGGGTTGCTTTTCCGATCTGTAGGTTTGACGTCATATCCCACCTATTGCTTCTTTTATTTTTGTTGTGTTATATTTCGGGGAACTGGAGCGCAACCCCTGAGCAATAACGCCCTGCAATGACAATTAATATTGAGCCTACCAAGGACATTCCTCCTCCGTACGACACGGCGGATGTAGAGACGTCGTCTTTTGCGGAAGAGCTCGCAGTCGTTGCCAATACCCAAGATCTCTTAGAACAACTTGGTCCTCCCCCTGAGATCACCCAAGAAGACGCAGTAAAAACGGCAAGTCTTTTAGATAAAGCCGTGAAGACTCAAGACAAAACAGCTTTAGCCAGCCCACCCGTTGCATTTGCTGCACGGGAGTTTTTGCGTGTATATAGCGGACGTATAGCTGCCGAGATGAGTGACGTTCGTGCGGCGCTTACCAATAAGCTACTAGAGCTAGCCAACTGTGGGGACCCTCGGTTTGAACTCAAAGCATTAGAGCTCCTAGGCAAGCACTCGGATATAGCCTTATTTACAGAGCGTTCCGAAGTAACTGTGACCTACAAGAATTCATCCGATCTAGAGACAGCTATTAAGGAGCGGGTCAAGCGCCTACTGAATGCTAAAGATATTACTCCCGAGAATGCAGTTACCACGGATACTTTAGACGACATCTTGGGTGTAGTAGATATGGGTACTCCAGTAGAGGTAAACGCACAAGAGACGGTAGACGAGCCTGAAGGCAAAAAGTGAGGGCTAATTAAAAATAAATATGAGTAGCATCCTCGATACCATATCTCTAAAAGATATACCCAAGATTCTTCCTATGTTGTCTGAAGCGGAGCAGCTAAGGCTTGCAGAGGACCTGGAGTTATTAGAAAAGCTTCAAAACAAAGAGTTGGCCCAGATTCGGTTCATGTCGTTTGTGAAGAAGGTCTGGCCTGTGTTCATAGAGGGTCGCCACCACAAAGATATGGCAGCCGCATTTGAGGAGGTAGCAAATGGAACGTGTAAGAGACTTATTATCAATATGCCACCTAGGCATACAAAATCTGAATTTGCTAGTTACCTCCTTCCTGCTTGGTTTTTGGGTAAATTTCCTCAGAAGAAAGTTATTCAAACCTCCCATACCGCTGAGCTCGCTGTGGGCTTTGGACGTAAAGTCCGTAATTTGGTCGACTCAGATATATACAAGTCAATATTTCCGGGAGTTGGGCTCCAAGCCGATAGTAAGGCTGCAGGTCGTTGGGCGACTAATAAGGGCGGAGATTACTTTGCAATCGGTGTTGGCGGAGCGGTCACTGGTAAAGGCGCAGATATACTCATTATTGACGACCCGCATTCAGAACAAGAAGCCACAATAGCGGAAACTAACCCAGAAATCTACGATAAGACTTACGAATGGTACACCTCGGGTCCAAGACAGCGTCTGCAACCAGGTGGGGCGATCATTATTGTGATGACACGGTGGTCTAAGAAGGACTTAACGGGGCAAGTTGTCAAAGCAGATGCGCAAAGAGAAGGTGAAGGGTGGAAAGTTATTGAGTTTCCAGCTATTTTTGAGGATGGAGAGCCACTTTGGCCTGAGTTTTGGAGCCAAACAGAGCTTTTAGCCCTTAAAAATGAGCTCCCAGCGGGTAAATGGCAAGCTCAGTACATGCAGGCGCCCACTTCGGACGTCTCGGCAATCGTCAAACGGGAATGGTGGCAGATTTGGGACCAAGATGACCCTCCTAGTTGTGAATTTGTCATCCAGTCATGGGATACGGCGTTCTTAAAGACCGAACGAAGCGACTATTCAGCCTGTACCACGTGGGGTGTGTTCTATCGGGACAATGCGGTAGGACTTTCTAGCGCTAATATCATCCTATTAAATGCGTTCAAACGCCGTATGGAGTTTCCAGAGCTCAAACAGAAAGCCTATGAGGAGTGGAAAGAGTGGGAACCAGACTCTCTCATCGTGGAAGCTAAAGCTTCTGGGGCTCCGTTAGTATTTGAGCTACGAGCCATGGGTATTCCTGTCCAAGAATTTACGCCAACTAAAGGTAATGACAAGATAGCCCGTCTAAATGCGGTGGCAGATATATTTGCGTCTGGAAGAGTTTGGGTTCCTCAGACACACTGGGCAGAAGAACTTGTAGAAGAAGTAGCGAGCTTTCCTTCAGGCGAACATGACGACTTAGTGGACAGTATGTCTCAAGCCCTGTTAAGATTCAGACGTGGCGGCTTCGTGCAATTAGATTCTGACTACGAAGACGAGCCGAGGCAGTTTAGAAGAAAACAGCCCTATTATTAAGGACTAAATTATGGCAATAGAAAAAGGACTATACGCAGCCCCTCTTGGTATGGAGCAGTTAGCCATGGAAGAAGAGCCCCTTGAGATTGCTATTGAAGATCCGGAGTCAGTTGAGATCGGCATTGATGGAATGCCCATCCTAAGAATAGAAAAAGCGGAAGAAGACGAAGACGAGTTTGGCGAGAATATTGCAGAGGACATGAGTGAGCAAGACCTCCAGTCCTTAGCCTCCGAATTAATTTCTGATTTTGATGATGATGTTTCTTCTCGTAAAGACTGGATGCAGACTTATGTCGATGGCTTAGAGCTACTCGGTATGAAGATCGAAGAAAGAACAGAACCTTGGGAAGGCGCCTGCGGTGTGTATCACCCACTCCTCTCTGAAGCATTGGTAAAGTTTCAGTCTGAAACTATGATGGAGACTTTTCCAGCAGCAGGTCCTGTAAAGATTGAAATCATTGGTCGTGAAACGCCAGAGAAAAAAGATGCGGCAGAACGTGTCAAAGAAGACATGAACTACCAGCTAACAGATGTAA